GTCAGTTCTTTGCATGTCCTGTATGGACCATGTATTGTTAATTGCCATGTTTCTTTCTCCTTTAATGACAGTTAGTTAAAAGCTATATTATTCCAATCAACCGCACCAGACGAGCCTTGCTGACCGAAAAACTCTACATGTATAAACGCGCCAGATTGTGTAGCGTTAGTATACGCGGTTGAAAACGTAACAATAATTTGATTACTGGTATTGTTTGTAACAGACGCATAGTTTCCACTAGAAGATAATACGGCACCAACACTTACTGTTGTTGGGTACGCCATTGTTAGAGCAAATTCGAACGTTGCAACCCTAGCTGCTGTAGCAATGTTATGTATCGCGGGCAACACGCGAACTTTAAGATACCCTGTTTGATTATAACTTCTTGCAAGAAACGGAATAGTAAGTTGATTGTTTGAACTATTACCTGCGATGTACGCAACTTTATACTGATAAGATGGGTTATAAGCACCATTGATATTCTCATCTTCTATCAGCGTCAGGTTTCCAGTAGAGCCTGTAGACTTAATTTTTAAACTTTGATTACCATCACCATTAACTCTTATACCCACTGCATTTGAGGCAGCGTCAACCTGAAGCATGTTGCTTACGCCATCAGACTCAACGCGGAAGTCGCGGTCATGACTATCCTCGTTAAACACCGTTCCTGCACGAGTAATGCTGGCTAGATTTTCAAAAGGAGGAGCAGTACCTGCGCTTCCTCCTGCCGAAGCAGATGAAAATATAAAACCCTGAAGAGATGGCGTAGCATTACCATCATGACCTATATTTATTTGACTAGCGCCACGATTGGTTACAGCAAACTTAGCGCCACTGTCATAATAAGCACCACCTAGCAACAAAGAGTTCCATTCGGCATCTTGCACCCAAGTGCTATAACTGTCTCCATCTAAGACAATAGTAGTATTAGTAGATGCGGCTACAGTAAAATGTGATCCTGTTACACCCGTTGAACCTACAGCAACCCTATTATTACCACCATCAACAAACAACATATTGGCGTTGCCGTCACTCTCAACACGGAAGTCAGCGTCTACTCCTGATTCGTTAACTATAAAAGTGCTTGGCGTGATCGAAAGCCGTAGTCTGCTGTAATCATTAGTAGTTTGATCGCCTGCTCCTGAAATGACAAAAAGACCGTCAGTACTGTCATTGTCACGAATACCAAGAACAAGGTTGCCGTTGTCGCCGCCCTGTATAAGGCCGCCAAACTTACTTGACGAGGTGATTAAGTCGGATACAACATCGTTTGCCGTATGGTTTCCAATAGTTATGCTGTTATTGGCTGAACTACTGCCCACAGCTACTTGATTAAATGTTCCCGCTGTACCCAAAACATTAAGTTGGGTGCCTCCTATTGTGCCTGTGCTACCAATCCCAACCCGATTATTACCACCATCAACAAACAGCATGTTGGCGTTGCCGTCGCTCTCAACGCGAAAGTCTATGTCTATGCCACCTTCGTTAAAGATTGCATGTCCATCTGTGCCAGACGGAGTTAAAATCATGCCACCAGAGGCATTTAACGACCATTGCTCGCCAACATTGTTATCAATAGTTACACGGGGAGTGCCGCCTGAGTTAGTTTTTATACGGTGTTGAATGCCGTAGGTGTTCCAATTTGTAGTTGCTCCAGTATATCCTGCTGTTCCTGCAATTAAATAAGGAGCATCTACGTTAGCAGAATAAGCTACTACAGCACCACGGAACTCAGAGTTTGCAATCACAGTAGAACTAAACGTAGCCGCACCGTCTGAGGCTATACGGAAGCGTTCAAGCATACCGCTACTATCGCGAGTAGCAAAAGCTAAATCAGTAGTAAATGCCCCTGTTCTTACTGCTCCTATTCTTGCGGAGCTAACTTCACTTCCTGATGAAGTTTCTCCTGCTTGAAAAAATATACCTGCAAAACTATTTGTTGTATTGTCCGCAGAGTTCATTATTGCTAATTCTGATGGCATACTAGAATAACTATTAGTTCCATCATTTATATCAGTCCATAATGTGTCAGTGCCACTTGTTGCCGTAGCAATTTGAAGGATTCCTGTGCCTGCGTTTAATGTAATTTCATTAAAACCAACTCTTAAAGGAACTGCTGTATCTACACGGTTGTTGCCACCATCAACAAACAAAGCATGAGTGTTAGCGTCAGACTCAACGCGGAAGTCTTGGTTATTTCCCGGCTCGTTAAAGACGCTTTCACTGGTTCCAAATACAGCAACATCGCGCGTACCATTACTTTGAAACTTTAGTCCTAAGCCACTACCAGCACGAACAATTGGAGCGCCTCCACCATCAAAAGATAAGAAGCCTCTTTTAGAAGTATCACCCCAAGCAACTGCCGCAGTATCTACACCAAGGACAGTTAGCCTTACACCACTTGGAGAGCTGTCATTTATACCTACTGCATTTTGACTACCATCAACAAACAGCATATGAGTGTTGCCGTCACTCTCAACGCGGAAGTCAGCATCCACGCCTGTTTCGTTTATAATTACATGGTTATTTTGAGCTATAGTAATTCTTTCTGCGAGAGTACCATTATGCAAAGTTTTGAAACGCAACGAGCCGTCTTCAGCACCGTTGTTTACTTGGTCGGCTTGCGAACTAATGGCTGCGAATATATTTAATGAGCCAACAGTATCTTCGCCTTGGAATTGTATTTCACCTATTACATCTCCATTTGCAGGAGAAGAACTGTTTCTATATAAATCAAGCCTAGGACCAACACTAGCATCTGCATCTGTAGAAATAAGGGTTAGCTGGGCATCGTTATTGCCAGTGGTAATTGTTGAACCCGCATTAGCTATAATACCGCCTGCGCCTGTTACTCTAAATTGAGTAAGCCCATCTTTTGCGGTGATGAAATCTCCACCAGTGCCGTTTGTCCAATTACCAGAACTTCCGCTGAAGTCTATCGTTAACCCCAAAGCATTAGCCGCTGTAGCGGTAGGGTTTTCTATGGTTGCGGCATATGTACTAGAGGTACCATTACCCGACTGTTTTGCATGGAGTGCAGACGCAGGTGACGTGGTATTTATGCCAATTTCGTTTGCGCTTGCGTCTACAAATAAAACACCGCTGTCTACATTTACATCGCCTGACGCACTTAAAGTAGTAAACGCACCCGTTCCAGCACTAGACGCACCAATGTTAGTGCCATCAATAGCACCACCACCAATATCTACGGAGTTAGATATAAAATTGGTGATCGTAAAGTTACCGGTAGTGTTAGCAATGGTTGCCGATGGCGTACCATCATTTGCAGAAATACTGGCCGTCTCTACGTCAGTAGCGTTAACTACGTCATCTTTAAGCAATACGCTGTCAATTGTGACACCGCTACCCGCAGACGTTTCATTGATTGTATTGGTTTTAAGCGCCTGACCCGCAGTAACCTCCGGGTTGGTTGATCCAGACGTGGCTCCATTAGCTAGAACCTCGGCCCACGTATCGACCGTGCCGACCTGTGAATCTACATACGCTTTAATAGATTGCTGAGTAGCAAGCTTTGTGGCGCTGTTAGACGCCATGTTGTCTTCATCTTTAATGCCGGTAACCGTCGCGCCGTCACCTGCAATGTTTAAACTTGTATTAGCAACAACCGCTGTACCGGTTACTGCTGCCGCTGTAGAACCACCAATAACAGAGTTATCAATAGTACCGCCGTTAATATCGGCAGTAGTAGCAGTTAAAGTAGGTGTGGTAATTTCAGTAGCACGTAATTTGGTAAAAACGTCAGTAACAGTAGCTGCACTTGCGCCGCCACCATCGAACTTAACTACCATGTCTACGCCAGCCGGTATTTCTAAGTCCCGACCAGAATTATAAGTGCCTTGGAAAAGTAAAATAGACCGGCTACTTGCCAGACTATTTCTTACAAAAACTATTTTTTCAGCGTCATTTGGGACTAACTGAACGTATACAGAACCCCCAAGATCGCCTGAACTGTAAAATTCAATCCACTTGTTGCGCCCATCAGAGGTCGCACCGTTAGTGATATTTAAAGCATTTGGTGATCCGGATGAACCCGCGCTAGTAAGCGTAACTCGCTCTGCGCCATTGATCGCTTGATCCAGAATATCGAAATTGACGTTTGTAGTATCACCCCATGTACCCGACTGCTCACCAGTGGCCGGTTTTTCAATACCGAGGTTAACTGTATAGGTACTTGGCATCTATTTTATCCTCACGCTGCTATTTGCGTCCAATTTGCGCTCTGGGTTGGTTCTTCCTCCGACCATGACGGCGACTGGTTAACATCTATCTCACTATAACCCGGATTTTGATCCGGGACAATGTTAGAGTATACCAGTACGTTTCCGACACCACCTGTTGCGCTGACTCCTATTACATTTATTACAGCATCACTTTCTACTGTGACACTTCCGACTTGACCTGTTCCACTCACACCACCAACGTTAATTGTTTGACCCGTTCTTACCGAAACTGATCCAGTGGTGCCTGTCGCAGACAAGCCTGTTACCGGCACATTAGCTTCACCATCAACTGTGGCGTCGCCTACCCGACCGATAGCTTCAAGACCTGTTGGGAAAACATTGGCTTTTGCAACAATCGTTACTGAACCAACGGACCCTGTGGCCTCAAGTCCTGTGACGGGTACAATTGCGCCAGCTTCGACGCTTACGGAGCCTACGACCCCTGTTCCCGACACACCCGTAACGTTTACGTTTGCATCTGCGGTGACCGATACGGAGCCTACTGCTCCAGTTCCGGCCAATCCGGTGACGGGTACATTCGCACCAGCAGTTATGCTGACCGAACCGACCTGCCCTGTTCCCGCTACGCCTGTAACGTTAACATTGGCATCTGCCGTTGTAGTGACACTGCCCACTTGGCCAGTACCAGCTACCCCTGTTACAGATACGTTGGCGGCTGCGTTAATTGTTACGCTGCCAACACTACCTGTTGCTTGTAGTCCTGTAACCGGAACGTTGGCTTCCGCCACAACCGTTACTGAACCTACAGAACCCGCAGCTTGTGGTAGCCCACTCTGGGACCACGGGCCTGCGCCCCAACCTGAACGGCCCCAGCCGCCTATTGGGACGATTACGTCAGCCATTACGCTATCCGTATAATCGCGTTACTTGCATCAGCAGTTGGAAAAACAATCGTAAAATCACCTGCGGTGGATGTTTTGTCCGCGCCGAAATCCAAAACTACAACGCTCGGATTGGTTACCGAAAGTGACGTAGTATTGGGAGTAGTATTATATATCAATGCCCCACGTGCCGTAATTGTTGCATTTGAGAACGTTTCGTCTTGAAAGTCCGTCAGTGCCGTAGTTCCGGATGAAGTAGGATCGACGTTAGTCAAAGCTCCGCCACCCGCAGTGTAACCTGTTCCACTTACTTCGTTACTGGTAGTGTACGCAGTAGTTGCAGCATTGAAAGAGGCGCTGTTGGTGTAAAGAGCAATTTTAAAAGTATCTCCCGAAGAGAGATCAAAGTCGTGGACACCGTACAATAGCTCTTTCTTGAACGATGTACACATGAAGTTTCCGCTGAAAGCCATGGTTACAGTCTCCTAATTAGTTCCGCAAGTTCTTGATTACCAGAATCAATAATTGCGTTGTACACGGTTGTTCTATCACTTTTAATCGCTTCACGCATGTAAAATTCTAAAACTTTTACAATGTGTTGACGAAAGGCGTGTGCTTGTGCCTGTATTGCAGGGTTTGCAGAATCACTAATAGATATTATTTTATTAGCGCATCTCTCTGCAATTTCCTCTGGTGTGAATCCCCGGTTCTGGGTGGTGTGTACTTCCACCTTGAAGTCAGGGTTCATATCTAGTTCTAATGCTGGGAAGCTCATTGTTTCGGCCTCACTAACATACCAGTGCGATAATCATCGGTTACTTCTTTGTTTTCACCCAACATTTTCATGCCGGTCATCGCTTCTGTAAATCTTTTTTCATACGCAGCCATTATATCCTGTTCACCCTTCATATAGATATATGCTTCAATTAAGCTGCCATAAAGCATGGCCATCTGCGCGTTTTCGCTTAACCAAGTTGTACCACTTCCCGCTCCAGCCGTTAAACTAGCCGGTCTATAGAAGTAATGTAACTCCACAGCCCTTGCTGCATCGGGAGTAGGACCGATAATAAAATTATCAACGTCAAATACCGCGTAAAACCGCGGATTACCCGTCGTTGCCGGGTCTGGGTTAAAGGATTGTACAAAATCAGTGTCCTTAAACTCTAAAAACGTCTTGTCGCTGTTAGCATCTACAAAAGAAAGCGAAAACGGAGCTAAAAAGTCACTAGGACAAGCCAAATACTGGTTTGCCTGCGTCATATTGCCGCTGACGTTCTTACGAAAGAGGCTTAACTGCACGTTTTTGAGTATTCTTTCCTCTGCCTGACGTATAAATACAGGCAAATTGTTCACAAAAGACGTTTCATCGTTCTCTGCGTAGTCCTGTATCGCTGTTTTTAGCTGATCGTATGTAAAACTCATGGTGTCACCACCGATACGGTGCCCACGGCACCTTGTAAAGCGTCAGTTATATCAAGTTCCGAAGGCATTTCTGCTGTTCCCGCTGTACTCCAGTTACCATTACCTAAGTAAACAATCCCGTTTGTAGTAACAATAAGAAAAGCACTGGTAGGGTTAGGAGAGTCTGGTCTAGCGCCTTGTAAGGCCTGCGGATCAGATACAGTTCTAAAAGGACCAAGTTGTGGCTGCTTTGGTTCGTACTCATCTGGACCCACAAGCAATCCGTTCCACTCTTTTTTCATTACCTTGTAGGGGTATCTGAAACCAGAGCGGTCTGAAATAGCGTATGCGTTTTTACCCGATGCGTACTTTGCCATCAGCCCGTCCTATAGTATTCATATCTAGGGACAACGTTAAATGAAGACCTATCACGATCCTCGGTTGCGGCCCTATCAAATTCTTCTTCATACATGGCTTTGAGCATTTGAACCCTATTCGGAGCCCGCTTCAACGCAATGTAATAAGCCAGTCCTGCTGCCAAACACGGGTAGAACCTAAAAGGTAGGTCCATTGTGTTGGTGTAAACGTCCGCATCGTCCATACGAGTAAGTGCATCGTAATAAATAACGTCCGTACTGTTCTGTGGAACAGGCCAAATTTTAAGGTTTGGAGTGATCTGACGGTCTAAGAAGAACTGATTAGGCCTACTTTGTGTCGTTTTCGTCGGAATTGTCAGATATTCATCCCGGCTTAAACGCTCTAAAGCATAATCTGTGCCGTCTCTGCGAATGATTACAGACAATACGTCAATAATATCGCCACTCAGGTTGTATTCTCCAGTGCCTTGCACAAGAGTTAAAGAACGCTGTTTAATGGTCCACTGGTTTAACCCACGGTTAGCCCAGTCGGCCAGCAATAGATTTAAAGAACGCTTTGCCGTCTTCAGGTCGTAACCAGTACGCACCTCAAGGCCGCATCGCTCAAACGCTTCTTCAACGTATTCAGCAACGTCCAGTTCAAAATCTTTGCTATTAGAAACAGTCATTATTTCTTCTTCTTAACCATTCCACCGCCGCGCATCTTCTTTACCATGCCGCCGCCGCGCATTTTCTTAACCATTCCACCTGCTCTCATTTTTTTAGCCGGTGCTTTTTTCTTACGTGGTTTCATCGCCATTTTTCAGTCTCCTGTATAATTGCTCTCGCTTGTCAAATATCTCACAAGCGTTGTATTCGCCATCATAACTATCATAATATCCCTTTTTGTCCAACTTGTCTGCTGCTTCTTGTAGCTTGGACAATCGTTGTACGAATATCATGCTGTATTCTGTGTCAGTTACTGCCTCTATAGCAGTAGCTTCGGCAGCTTCGGTTATCTCATCGTCAGGGTGAAACCCCATCAACCAGATGTCTTTATCAATAAACGTACCCGCCGCAATAAATTCATTAAGTGCGTAAAAGTAATCGTGGAATGCTTCAGGGTCTTTATCGTTAGCTAGGTCTACAATAATTACTAAATCAAAATTATCGTCGAACTGGGATATACAAGAATATAAGGTTTGATAAGAGTCATCATACTTAAATAGAATGGCAACTTTGTCGTCCATCCAAGCTTTACGAGCATACGGACACGGGGGTAAGTCGTTGTAAAACGAACTAGGCTTTTCCAACGCTTCTGTAGACCATTGTAGTATTTCTTCTACAATAGCTTTTTCTACAGGTTGGTTGTAAAAAGCTAAGTTCATGATTGTGTCACCGATCCCTTTGTTCGTTTACGTCGGTTGTTCATGACTTTGCCGCAACCTCTAGCTATGGCTGTACCAGCTTGTGATTTTCCATTAAATGGTCGTTTAGGTTTGGTAGAAATTACTCCACCGTCGCCTTTCTTTACCACTTTGGCGGCTTTGGTGTTTGAAACAACTTGCTTTCCTTTAGAGCCTTCGCGCTTTTTCTTACGAGCCGTCGAAGCCCTTTCAGACTTGCTAAGACTATTAGCTTTAGATCGAGGTAAGCACCTGTCAGGATTTTTTTTATTCTTAGAAGTACCGCATTTACCTGCGATATTACCTTGGCTGTCAATTCTGACCCAATCTTCATCGACCCAATCCTTCAACTTGCCCATTATTTCTTTTTCCCCTTACTTTTTTTCGCATAGTTAGGGTCTTTGCAGTATTTAGAAGCGGCCATGTTGGCATACGCACTAGGATAAGTGTCGAAAGTACGCTCGGCCCAAGCTTTTCCTTTGGGACATATTTTGCTTCCTTTGCTTTTAGAGGAAGCTTTTTTAGATTTTTTAGAATACGCCATGCGGTCACCCTAAAAATTTCTGCACAAAAGGTGCGATTATAATCAAGACCGCCAGTGCCCAAAGCTTTACGTCCAATGCCGATAAGGCGCTCTTATGTTCAGCTAAACGCTCTTCTATTCTCTGATACCTGAGATTGCACTCAGCCTCATGTTTTTCGAGTTTAGCTAATACTTCTCTCACTTCCATGTACTCATCACCACGCTTTACAAGACCAGTATCTGGCACTAAATTTATCTTTGGCCGTGTCACAGGAATGTCGTGCGCGGAAACTTTTACGGTTTTTAGGTTGGTCTTTTTTAATAGACATCTTAGGGTCCCCAAATCTAACAAGTTTAATCTCAGAGCCCTTTTTAGCCAAAACGGCACTCTTTTTCTTTGCACCGGGCGTTCTTTTTGGTTTGTTGTAACCTGCAAAGGTTTCTCCCCGGTACTTAATTCTCCCTGATGGAGTTCGAGTGACGTTTTTTGTAGTAGCCATGCTAACCCTCAGTTAAAAAACACCGTTACGTTGGTGACGTTGGTTAGAACAGCGAAACACCCGTCAGAAAACAACATTCCTTCATCGGGTAAGTACACGTTATCGTCAGTGTTATCGGCAAAAGCCAAGGTTAACTGAGTGGCACCATTAGCATCGTTGTTTTTTAGTACCAAAGTGGGGCTAGACCCCGCTTGGTAATGGATAGCCTTAACGCGAGTCCGGCCTGCAAAAACAGAACCAGAAGCTGTCAAAAAGGTGGCCTTTACATCAGACGCCATGATTTACCTCTCTAGCTGTGAAACACCGTTACAGAGGTACAAGCCGTAAACACAGATATGTATATATCGCTTACTCTAATACCCTCATCCGGAATGTTCACAGAATGTGTATCTGAAGCGTCCAAGTCCATGTCTAGCACGGTTGTACCACCGTTACCGTCAGTAAAAGTGATGCGAGGCGATCCAGTAGTTGTTTTAACCTGAACCTGACGAATACGCGCAGGTCCAACACCGGCAGAGCCGGTGGCGGTTAATCTTTTTGATCTTACATCAGAACCAGCCATGCAAACCCCCTTTAAACGAGGTTAGCGTTTTGCTGATAAAGAACCGTTACTCGAATTTCACCAGCGTTTGTTGCGCCAGTAGTTGTCCAAGTGATTCTTTTGTCTGCGGTTCCTATGTCTGCCCAAGCCAATGCACCACCTGCTTCGGTAGTTGGATATTTACGTCCAGCACCAGAGGCTACAGTGATTGAAAAAGCGTTAACAAACGTAGCGTTACCGCCCACAGTATCACCAACACTAAATACCGCAGTAGCGTTGCCCATTGCTGTAGGACAATCAATTACGCAATCAATGATTTGTGAATTTGCTGGAATAACGACGTTAGTAACGTTAGCCGCAGAAGCACCACCTGCTAAAGAGCCGGTAGTAAACGATTGCGCCATTACGACTTGACCAGTGTTTTTAATGTTTGAACCAAGGGACGTACCCGTGGTTTCTTTGATGGTTCCGGCTTTAATTGGTCCGGAAAAAGTTGTAGTACCCATATGTATCTCCTGTCGTGGGTTATGTCAGACGCACCATGCGGCTGTCAGGGATACTGTCAGGATACAATAAGACTACACAAAAAGAAAGGGGCAACTTGCGTTACCCCTTCCGAGTCTACAGGGAGAAGTCAATATGAAATCGACAACTCCTTTATAGCACAGTTTACGCTCCGGGTGTACCGAAAACAGAACGCCAATCAGATACGCCAAAACTGTAACGCTCACGCGCTTTAAAACGCATGTTACCGGTATCGAAGTCACCTTCCATTGCCGTTTTAATAGGCGAACGGTTGAAGAACTTGAAGCCGTTAGGCGCGTCAGTTTTGATGAAGTATGCGTCTGAGTCAGTCAGGAAGTGGTTAACCACTGCTCCGTCAGGAATCATACCCATGTTCTTCATTGCATTGTTGTCGTTGTCAGCCGTGCCCGAACGCAAGTTAGAGTTCAGAACTCTTTCTGCGATGAACTGAAGCTCTTTTGGAATTACAAGCTTCATACCACGTACCGCGATTTTCAAACCACGCTCATCGGTCATACCAGCAATCTCAATCAGCATTTGCTCAAGCGAAGTTTCGTTGAGGTCAGCCGCTGTGGCGAGAAGGTTGCTCTGGTTACCAGATAAACTTGGGTGAGCCGTAGAACATAGTGCTGCACCATCACCAATTGCAGAAGCACCCGCCGTGAACGCATTGTTCAGGATAGCGGCAGCTTTGATCTGCTTGGTTTGAGCCATTGAACGAGCCAATGCCTTGGTGTAACGCGACGCTAGTCGGTCATACAAGTTATCTTCAATAGCTTCCTCAGTGATTGAGAACGCTAAAGCGATGGTTTCGTGAGTGTAACGAGCGGTATATGTCTCTTGTGCATCGTCAAAGTTGATGGCAGTGCCTTCACCTTTAACTGGTGCAGTTGAGAAACCACCAAGCATTACTTCCTCTTCAAAGGCTCTGTCCGAAGACTCTTCCTCAAAGATTTCGCCATGCTCGTTCTCGTAACGGTTATATTCCAATCCAAATAGTGCATTTAGACCGGGTTCTAGCTCTTTCGCTAGTTGGGCTCTAGAAATAGCCATTGTTTAGCCCTCCTTAAATGCCCGTTGTAGACGCAGTAGTCTGCGAATCAAAACGGCTACTTGGTGAATTGAAATGAGCGTTTAATCGTACAATCAAAGGAATACCGGCAGCAGCATAATCGCTGTTACCCGCGTCATCCATAATACCAACTATACGAAGCGGAAGCGTCGCAGTAGTATTGATTGTTGAAACACCCAAGGCGGATGTGGAATTACCGTTGTCGGTAGATCCCGTTCTTGCAGAAGTACCCAAAGACGCATTCGCGAAGACGGCGGCTTGAGCAGTTGCTTTGTCTGTCAAAGAAGCGTCAGACGCTACTTGGAACAGTTGGTTTGGATTGTCTGCAACAAACGCTTTCACAGGATGATTTGTGTCAACGCTTACTGCACCCGATCCGGGCCAGTAGTTAATAAAAACCGGTTTCTTTGAAACCGAATCGACGTACTCCACCCCCATCAGGACACCTAACGCTTGCGTAGTACCACCATTGGTAGCACCGGCTTGGTCAATAGTTCCTGCGGCCAAAGGGACGCAGATAGCATATTGAAAAATAGCGTTAGTGTTATTGGATGCGATTTCGTACTGAGTTACCCCAGTAGAATTAGCCGCAGAGCCAGTAAGCCCGATAGGACGAAGACCATAGGCAGTATTTTGATTTGCCATTTTTAGTTTCTCCTAATAAGGGCAGTCCATTATCTTTTTGGACCACCGAAGGTTACACGAGATTGACGATCAGCATTGCTGATCTTCATAGTTGAGTGTGCATTCTCGCGCATCATATCGTGATCTACCGCTTCCATTTGGTCCTGACTACGTTTATTAAAGTAATCAGTCCTCTCGGCTACAGTTTCTAACGGTATTCTGGCAAGAAGCAGTCCGCCTACTCCAAAGACACCTTGATATTTACCTGATTCGACAACGGGCGATTCAAAGTCAGGGTACTCGTCCTTACGGACCAATTCCCAACCTTCACGCATTTTCGCACTGATGTTTTTTGTATCATCAAATCCTCGCGTTTCGGCGCGAATCCAACGATGCTTAAAGCCATCAGGGGCAGGTGGTGCATCTAACATTGACGGTGGAGCCCAAGGCTTACGAAGCGCCTTCTTCTCCCGAGTTTCGTTTGCGCGAGCAGTACGTTTGATGGTAGTACCCATTTCATTATTTTGGTCAGTCATCTCTTTTACTCCTTCACGTATTTCGCATATTCTTCAAGCGGCACACCCAGTTTCTTCGCTATCGCGACTTGGCTAGGGGTGAGTCTAACCTTTTTCCCACTGCGCCCAGATGAATTTCTTGAGGCTCCTACAACCGTCTGAGCGGGTCGTCTGTTAGAAGCCGTAGCACCCGTATTAAACTTAGAACTAATACGGTTGTCTAACTCAGTATAGTAGTCATCGCTCTGGGGGTCAAATCCTTCTTCTTCCACCAGTTTTTTGTGGATACCAAAGGCAGCATAAGTCATTGCTTCGTCAGAGCCAAACCAGCTATTTTTTAAGGCCCATTGCTCTGCTTTAGGGTCAGGTCTTTTAGGCTGTTGAGCAGGCATAGGTTGACGAACCTGCTGCTGTGCTGCGGCTTGAGCTTGTTGTTGAGCCCTCGCAGATTGTGCTTTTGCTTGCGCTGCACGATCAGCTTGAATGGCCAAACCAGTCAAAGCTCGTTGTGCTTCTACGGTTGCTTGACTATCACCAATCTCTATCGCTCTAGCTAAAGCCGATTCGGCTTGCTGCATTTGCGTAGACACACGATTGGAATATTCAGACACGTAATTAGTGTCCAAAGTTTGCATCCGTTGTTTAATTTGTTGCGATTCGTTCTGTACACCTTGAGCGTAACGTATAGCTTCTTGCTCACGTCTCTCGGCTTCTCGCATCTTTTTAGTAAGCCTATCAATCCTCTTTTGTGTAGAGGTTTCAGCTTTTTGGAACTGATCGTCATCACTCGACGACCGCCCGTTATCGTTTGAAAGGTTTTCAGAAACTTCTACTTCAGTTTCTTGTGAATCCCCCAAGTCTAGTTCGACTTGTTCTTTTTCGGCATCAGCCATAATTATCTCTCCTTACGTTAATTGGTGAATATCTTCAGGATCAAGAATGGTAGATAAGATTTCGTCATCGTTAAGAATACGAACCTCACCACCGTCTATTTGAAACCTAGAACCAGCGTAACGGGCAAACATTACCCATTGCTTTTCTTCGCACCACGCACCCGTAGGAAACTTGTCTTTATCTTTGTAAGCCAAAGGACCTACTTTTAAGACGTAACCAACTTGTGTTGATACTTGGTTTTTCTCTACAGTATCAGTTGGCAAGAAAATACCGCCTGCGGTTTTGCCTTTGCCTTGATACGGAAGAATTAAGATGCGCCACCCGGTAGGGCTCGGCATTCTATCCAGAAGTGTTTTACCAATCATCTCAGGATTGAGACGAGGCTTTTCAGTATATGCGTCAGCTAAATTAGGGGTCGTACCCTTCTTTTCTGGCGCTGGTTTGATTGGTTCTGACGGACCCGATTCGCTTTCTATTTGAAAAGCAGCATTGGGTGCGGCAGACAAATCTATTTTAGATTTAGTCATTAGATCGCTCCTGTTTATCTAGCAGGCTCTTGAGTTCCTGTTCCACGTGATTTAGACATTCCAGATTGCCCATAAGCTCACGATATTGCTCCATAGACTTAACATTACCATATATCATTAAGTCTACTATACCTTGGCGTCTTTCTCTCAAGATTCTAAAAACCGCCTCGGCCAAATAAATGTCTTCCATTTACCCCTCGCATAATATCAAACAATGTCTGATATTATCGTAGCACAGTATGTATAGGATGTGCTAGGACAAACTGTTACTTTATGCGATTATCTCGAAGTGAGGCCCGTCTATAAAAGGCCTACGTCCTTGGCTTCTACGCAAGTCAATATAGGCGTTCATGGCCTCTTCTGCTGTGCCTTCATAACTACGAATGTCACCTTCGGACCACGCGGCACCCCACTTTATTGAGATACCAACTTCTATTGCTGCTTTTCTAAAAGCATCACAAATGTCATCGTAAACATTTATTTCCCAAACCACGTCTGATCCATCATAGGCAACCACGTCCACTGCGTGACAAAACCCGTCCTCTTGGATCAAGTGTTTTGATTTCATTGTTTGTGATCGACCAGAAGCTACAAGTCGAGCTTGCTCCTCTGGGTCACGTACCCCGTAAGTTACACCAAAGTCTACGTTTGTGTAGCCAATAGCCAACTTAACCACTTCTTGTAATTTAGGGTGAACACCGTCCAGTTTACCTAGACTGCGTTGTGATAACTTAAAACTCATTTTGCTACGCCTTTCGTTTTCTCGAATGACCTGAGTCCGCCTAGACCCAACATTCCCATTAACACCGGCATCATTACCGACATGTCTGCTTGTGGGACTGTTATGCCAAAACCTGCGGCGATTGGCGAGATTAAAAAATTTACGGCTAAACCAAGAACACAAACATGTCCGCATAAGGGTCTCCAAGATGATTGGAAAAAGTTCCCTTTAGCGTCGGCGGTATTTAGCGCAATCTGCGCAAGGGCAATCTCTTGCCCATGTTTTTCGGCCATGGTCCCAATCTCATGGGCCAGCTTTGCTTTCTGATCTTTATCCTCAATGAATTTATCGAGTAGGCCTGTAACAGGCCCTATTAATTGTTGTAACATTTTTAACCACCCCCAGCTAACGAACCCAGTCCTTGTTGTGATTCAGGTCGTCTAAATGGATTAGCTGATACGGGCATTGTCGGCGTTGCGCCTGTCAAACCAAACGAACTAGCTGAACGAACATCCGGTACAACATACGGAGTAGTAACATCAATAGGGTCACTAGCGTCACCGGTATCATCACCTACACCTAAGTCGCCAACAGGGTCTACTGGATCGACGGTATAGCTACCATCGTCTGTTCCAGTGCCTCCGGTGGAACCGCCCATAAAGCCACCGGGGAAGCTGCCACCAATACCGGTTAAATCTAAACCACTATAATCGAAACCATTAGGGTACATTTCGTAGAAATTGTTAAGACCTGCTAACGTTTCTGGCGTCATGCCCTCAATATTGACCCCATCTGGAATGAAGGGATAAGGGTTGTCAGTATCATTTACGGTCGGGTTGTAGGGGTCATCACCTTGATTACCCATGTTGTTACCGGGACCGTTGCCCATTCCGGGACCGCCTTGTGGTCCACCGAAGGTAAAGTCTGGTTCAAACCCGTTGGCATCAAACCCGTCTCCAAGGTTAAGGTTTAATCCGGACAGATCAAGACCGCTAAAATCCAAACCGGGATCAACCGCAAACGTTGGAGTAAATGTAGTGCCAACCGCTTCATCTACAGCGCCTTGTGGGGGATTAAATGCCGGTTCGACATAATTCCCGTTTTCATCATATAAAGGCAATTGCATTACATCTTCTACAGGATCAAATCCGAGTTCTGACCTAGTTGGGGAGAAGCCACCACCTTCTGGGCCATAACCACCGGGACCAAGCCCGCCAGTAACGCCCGCAAATGGATCAAATGCCGGTTCCCCGCCCCTTGTATCAGGTAAAGGTTCTCCACGAGTACCTCCCCCTAAATTTGGATCGCTATATAAAGAGGGGTCTACATAATCCCCGATCCCACCTTCGCCAGCAATATCGCCAACAATATTGCCAAATCCGCCTATGTCGATACCACTTAAATCTAAGCTGCCGAGATCAAAAGTGCTGCCGTCAGGCAACTGTATAGTATCTGCGGTATTTTCAAGATAATCACCTTGTCCAACAGTCTCGGCCATTGTTTCAATGCCCGTAGGCTCGCTTATATCGACTGTTTGACCGGGCGGAACCTGACCGGGACCATCTCGGGGTTCGATATAGTTAGAACCCATTTGTTCTCTAGGGCTAAGAGGCGACACACCACGAGTACCACCAAAACCGGGTTCAACACCCCTACCTAATTCAGGATCACTGTACAAAGACGGATCAACTGTAGGTGTTACAGGTGGTGGCGCAACAGGTTCTGCTTGTACAACCGGTGGCGCAACAGGTTCTGCCTGTACAACCGGTGGCGCAACAGGTTCTGCCTGTACAACCGGAGGTGGTACTTCTGCAAGTCCAGATTGTTGAAAGATTAAAGCGTCTCTGCTTGTTATACGCCCATCTCCATTTCCATCATACTGCATGTCGGGATCAAGATTACCTACCGCCATTTGCATGATGTCATTTACCGTCCCGTTAGACGGGGTGGGTTGAACAACTGGAGGCGGTACTTGCACAGGTGGTGGAACAACCGCTTCTGGAGGCGGTACTTGCACAGGTGGTGGAACAACCGCTTCTGGAGGTGCCTCGGGCAAACTACCAATACCACCTCTGTTCGCAGGCGCTTCAAACTCATCTAAAAACGTAGGTGGCGGAACCTGCACGGGAGGAGGAGGCGGGGGAGCAACTGCTGCCGGTGGTGGCGGGGCAGGCTGCATAACGGGCGGAGGTTCTTGTACAGGCGGCGCTACCGGAGGTGGCGGCGCAGCCGGTATGTTAAATTCTTGTTGTATCTGTGCAAGAATCTCTGGATCAATTTGAGGTATAGCCGGAGGCAATGGTGGTTGCACAGGTGGTGGTGGCGGTGGTGCCGGTTGAGGCACTACTTGCACGGGCGGTGCTACTTGCACGGGTGCCTCGGGCAAACTACCAATACCACCTCTGTTCGTAGGCGGTACTTGCACAGGTGGTGGCGGCGGTGCTGGTTGAGGAACTACGGGCACAGGTGGTGCTACTTGCACAGGTGGTGCTACTTGCACAGGTGGTGGAGGCGGTGCCGGTTGTACCACAGGTGGTGGAACCTGAACAGGCGGCGGAGCAATAGGCTCATTCGGATTAGCAATAATAGGACCTGAATCACCCGGTATAACTTTCGGAGGATTTACTGGCGTACCTAATTGCGGATCACTGTACAAAGATGGATCAATTGTCGGCACAGGAGGCGGTGGTGGCGGTGGCGGTGGCGCTACTTGCTTAACTGGCTCCTTAATTGGTGGTAAAGGTTCGGGCATAAAGCCTTGCGCCGGTGGCACATCAATAACAGGCGGCAACGAAACCTGAACCGGCGGTGCCTTCGGCGGCTCTTCAATTCTAGGCGGTGCTACTTGTACCGGTGGGGGTGGCGGAGGAGCAACCTCTTTGACCGGTGCTGGTGCTGGTTTGACCGGGGCCGGGACAGGAGCAGGAATATTAAACTGTTGTTGTATTTGTGCCAATACCGCAGGATCAATCTGTGGAATAGGAATAGGTGTTTGAACCGGGGGTGCCACGGGAGCAGGTGGTGCTACAGGGACAGCAGGTGGTGCTACACCTACGGGAATTTGTATAGGCTGACCTTTAGGTGGAGCTATAACCGCTTGCGGTAGCTCTTGCGGGGGCATTGTATACAAATCAATTTCAGGAACGGGCGCTACAGCCTGTTTGACCGGAGCCGCTGGTTTGGTTGGTATACGAGGCTCTAAACCCCTACCTCTTCCTCTTCTTGCCATTTAGAAAACTCCTTGAAAACGTTGTGGCCGCGCAATTGGGCTAAAACCCTTTACCATTCCGCCACGTGCCATACGCTTGGCAGGCGTTTCTCCAGCCTTAGACAAAGCAATAGCAACTGCTTGATTCTGTGCATAGCCTTCGTCCATCAACTTCTTGATGTTCTGGCTTTTCGTTTTGTCGCTACTACCTTTCTTTAACGGCATCTTAACAACCTATGTAACTACCACCACGTTTCGCGGCACCCATGCCACGAGCGGTTTCTTTCCGAGTAGGTGACGCACCACTGTAATCAATTACAGATTTTGGTACAGAAACGTTAGCTGTTTTCCCATAAGGAATACGACCTTGCTTGTCGATCTGTGCATACTCTACTGGCTTTGGTGGCGCTTTTGGCGCTGAACCGTTTACTTTTACTTTACCCTTCATTTGGATTTCCTCCTGACTGTTTTAATATCTCACGCTCCATTGCAGACTGGATACGTGCCTGTGTTTGTGCTTCCTGAGAAGCAAGACGCCTGTCGAACTGTGAACCACGCATTTGCTGGTTCTGTGCATCCAGTTCAACCTTGGCTTGGTCAATCGCTTGATCGGCCTGATCGCCTTGTGCCTTAATCTGTAACTCTTGCTCTTTAAGCTGAACCAACGGATCGGGGGCCCCGGCACCTGACAATTCGCCAGATAGTTGTTTAACCTGCTGCAATCCTTCTGCTACAAACTGCGCAGTCATCTTCTCAACTTCTAACATTTCGTCATCTGTTGCAGGTTGGCCACCTTTTTGTTGAACTTGTTGTAAATATGCAACAGCCGCTTGTTCTTTAGCAGCAATCTGTACGTGTTCCATAACATGCTTTTGCAAGCTAATAGCAACAGGAGGCATACCACCAACCATAGGTGATGCGCCAAATACCAAGTGTGCAGTAATGTGCGCCTGATGGTTCTGTCCTTCAAAGGCATGTAGCTCCAACATATCTAGAGCGTTAATGTTTTCTTGTGCAGGATCAAGAGGTACAGGCTCATCTGTCGGAACCGCTTTCATTATACGGTCAACGTCAGTTACGCCAAGTGCCTCGTACATATCCCGATACACTTCGTTTAAATTGTGAAGCTCCGGCGCTTGTGACGCCAGTTGTAGTTTAGTCTGCGCCATTACAATACGCTGCGCCTGACTAAATACGTTAGGGTTACTAACCGGTACTACGTCTACACGGTCATCAAAGTCATCTCGCATGATGCTTTCATCACCACCCGGTACAGTATATGGATACTGCTGGGGTAAACTTTCAGACATTACACGCGCAAGAATCTTAAACTCCTGCTTCATGGCATAGTGCAAACGCTTATGCACAGCACTCATTACACGAGTACCCTGCTCCATCATAGCGATGGTTGTACCTACCGCAGCTTGCTGATTACCGTCACCAACCTTGAGGTCCGTGATCGTCGCAAAACGCTGTCCAGCCTCTACTACAAAACCAAGTAGGTTAAATAATGTTTGGTCAGGACCTTTAAATGGCAGCGGCATAAGGCTGTCACGTATAGCCCCTCCGGGTGCGTCCACATCTCTGAACTCACCGGGCTGCAACGGATCGTCATCGTCCCTGATCCGTAGTCCGCGGGCCTTGAAGCCTGCTGGCAGATTAGACAACGTACCGGCGTCGATTAACTGTCGCAGCGCCGCTGTAGCGGTTCGTGACAAACCACCAATCGTATGGATCAAACCTAACCCGTAGAAACCGAATCCCGGTAAAAACTTAAAGTGGGTAAAGTATTGTATCTTTCTTTTTAACTCGTCATCTTCTTGGTAGTTACGACGAATCGACAACACCTGACCATTGTCCTCGGACAACGTTACAACGTAAGGAACCTTAATACCTGTGGGTTCGCCCTCGTCATCAAGCTCTTCGTAACCTTCCAAGTCTAAATCGACGTGGCATTCTAAAATTGTGCAGTCATAATCTATCTGATTAGGTTCCAGACCTTCAATACGGTCCATCTCACCTTCTAAATCAGACAATTCTTTCTGTGCTGGGATAACTTCAACGTCTAAATACGAGCCACCAATCTGTCGTTTGCGCAGATCGTTAAGTGACATACGCACTACTTGCGTAATATTAGGACATGTTTCGAGGTCCGAGGTCTCATAAGGAACAACCAAGTTTTCCGCTGGGACAAACTTAGATACCGCACGACCTAACGTTTCATCAAAATAAGTCTTCTTAAACGTAGAACCCGCCAACGGGAGATAAAACAACATCTGATCCATGTCAGGTGTGTATTCTTCCATAACACTCGTGATGTAGTAGTTCATAAACTGACGTACACGCGAGGCTTGCTGGTTCTTAGAAGTGGATTCTTTGCCCATAACTACAGTACGGACGGGACCCGAAGCAGGTAATAGTTCGTTAAAAGCTTGTGCTTGGAACTGAGTAGCCGCTTCAGCAAGTAACGGGTGCGTTACTGCGGAGGCTCCACGGAAAGGCTGGGTACGCTCATCGTAAGTAAAGCCTAAAAGCTCTAAACCGTTAGTATAAGCATCTTCCCACTCTTGGCGACTTGCTTTGTTAGCATCAAACTCACCAAGCAAATCACTGGAAATACGTGCCAACTCTCTGTCTGGCATCTCTTCTGCCAAGTTAGCATAAAAATCATCACTGACACCACGCTGGTCCTGCGGGTCAAAATCAATAACGACACCGCCGTCATCTTCGGGGCTTATCTCAATGGAGCCAACATCTTCAGCTTCAATGTCGGCCATCACTACGTTAGCACTATCGGGCAATTCGATCTCTACTTCAGCCGCTAAATCGTCCGGGTCTAACTGTGATGGTACGTCCATCAACCCTGCGTTTGGTTTACCATTTGCCATTGCTACTCCTAATATTCCGATATGAAGTAGCCGTATTGATCTCTGGGTATATAGAGATCGGGGCCCTTCTCGGGACTCTTGAAACTACGATCATTCGCAGAACGTCCCATAATTACATCTAGCTGTTTAAATATCTTTGCGTCTACCATCTTTGCTAACTGAGCAGGCGTCGCATCTATACCAGCCGCTTTAAAAATTGAAATACCTACCGCGTTGTTCCGCTTATCCATAGCACGATGTAGGCGATTTGAGAAACCAATATCTTCTCCAAGGTTTCCTACCGTCATTGCGGTCTTTGGGCCGTAGTCCGCGGCCATCAAAGCACTACCCAACATGTGCCCACGAGTGTCCGCTAGTTCTTGAGGGGTGGGTAAATCTTGGCGACCGGATGGCCGACCATGACGATTTGGACCCTCTATAGGGTCTTGAACTAACGGATAGTCGTAGTCTTGTTGAAGGGTTTCGTAAAAAGTATTACCTTCCGGATAATATGTTTCACGGGCCTCGGAATTTGGATTACCAGATGCTCTTATCTCAGACTGTCTGTCCGCATCAAACCGTGCGCCTTCAGGAGGAGAAGCAAAAGGTGTATATTGTTCTGCAAAGAAGGTTCCTACGCCGCGTTCGTCAAATTCTTCTTCTTGTACAGGTGGAGGTAATTGCTCACCACCTAAAACGACCGTAGCTCCGCCGTCCTCAAAGTAGGAGACAAATCCGCCCGCTCCAAGATTTACCGCGGCACTATTCATTTGCAGGCCTTCCATAAAAAAAAGTTAATAATACGCTTTCACTTTAGCATGGTTTTCGTCATCTTCCCAGTCATCTGTTGGCAGTTGTACAAAGTTTCCTTGTCTATAGCGCATAAGCGCCTGTGTCATACTATCTACCAAATCATCGTGTTCTCCATTAGGAAAAGCAGCTACTTCTTCGATTAACTCGTCCGAAAAAGTCTCGTCGGGGGCCCAAACCATCCCTGCTTCAAACAATGGCGATACACTATGTACTCGACTCACCTTATCGTTACCACGGCTCGGTGTAAAGTTTACAACTGGTATGCCCATGTTTCTTAACTCGTGTGTCAAAGGCAGTCCACTAGCTTTGGCTTCAACAATAACAGTATCTGGTTCCCAAAACTTATAGTTGTCAAGAGCAACTTGTTTCAACTCAGGAAAATCCCAACGTCCCTTTTTACTATCCAATAGGATCAGGTTGGGACCCGAACCACCCTCATTGGGATAAAATACCCCCCACGTTGTAATTGCAGAATAGTCCGCCGTTTCTCTTTTACTAAACGCTGTATCGTAACTTTGAATCACATATTCCAATTGCGGAATCTTTTCAGGCTCCCAAACACGCCACCACTCACGTCGAATGATCGCATTTTCTTCACCCGTAGGATTTTGTTGATACTGAGCGTTCCACTTAGACGGAGGAATTGACGCTTTTACCGCGGTCAAATCTTCAAGACTCCAATACTCAGGCCAGCACGGAGTCCCATCCTCAAAAATTGCAGGAAGTTCCACAACTTCCCATTGGTCCGCCAACGGGTCTTTTGCCATAGATCGAAGCAATTGCCCCGTCATGTCCTTCTCAGACCATCTAGTCTGAACAATAACGATTGACCCGCCCGGTTGTAAACGCTGTCTAGGACCACCTGTGTACCAATCCCACGCATCATCAAAGCCAGTGTTGCTCATCGCCGTCTGCTCCGAGTGCGGATCATCAATAATCACCAAATCACCACCACGACCAGCCAAGTTCGACCCAACACCCACCGCGTAATACATACCACCACGGTTCGTGTCCCACCGACCAGAGGCCTTACTGTCCGCAGCAAGCTTAACTTCAGGGAAAATATCCTTGAAATCATCACTCTCAATCATGTTTTTTGTCTTACGACCAAAGTTAACCGCTAATTCTGTCGTGTGCGTCGCCTGAATGATCTTCATTTTCGGATTACGGCCCATCATCCACGCCGGGAACAAGAAGGATGCGAACTCAGACTTCGTGTGCCGCGGTGCCATGTTGATGATTAGGCGCTTTAACTCGCCACGAGCAACACGATCTAGCTTCTCAGCAATGATTTTGTGATGACGACCCGCGATAAACTCAGGCCAAACGGTTTTTACGAAAGTTAAAAAATCATCTTGGCACTTCTCGTTCTTCTCAAGCTGCGCGAGCCGTAGCTCAAGCTTCAGTTTTTTGTCTTCTAGCAACGTGTTTTGCGCTGTACTCATAGGGGTCCCTAGCTAATTTTTCATACGCAGTTTTCAATGTTTCACGTGAAACAATTTGCGATGTTCCACGTGGAACATATCACGCATTATATGCGATTTTAAGCACAAATATAAGACAGTTAATTCTGATTCAAAAAATATGGTAATTATTTGTCAGAAACATGGCCCTAGCCACCGCAGGCAGCCGCGGGGGCCGGGGTCGCTGGATCGCGTCGATTTGGCCACGTGCTGGGGCTTTTGACCCGATAGCCGGGGGACCCTGCGCAATTATCGCGGCCCTTTGCCCATTGGCAGCGGGCACCGGTCCGGGGATAACTGGCACCGGCCACGCTGGACCGGGCGCGGGTTAACTTTCACCGGCTGGGGTTCGGGGTTCGGGAACCGGG